TCTAAAATTATGGACGCTATTCGTTCTCGTAATGCGGTATTGGTTTGGACAGATACAAGTTTACACGCACTACAATTTGTAGGTGCGCCTTTTACTTTTAATTTATCACAGATAGGTGCAAATTGTGGAGCAGTATCACAACATTGTGCTGTAGATGTTAATGGCACAGCCTTTTGGATGTCACAAAATTCTTTCTATAAATTTGATGGTGCAATATCTAAAATGCCATGTAGTGTTCAAGATTACGTATTTGAAGATTTTAATATAACAACACAACCAGAAACATATGCTGCTGTTAACTCTGAGTTTAATGAAGTAACTTGGTTTTATTGTAGTTTAAATGCACAACAAATAGATCGTTTTGTAACGTATAATTACTTAGAAGATTGTTGGTCAGTAGGAAGTTTGGCAAGAACAGCTTGGACTGATTATGGTGTGTATGAAAAACCATATGCAGGTTATTATTCTACAACAAATCTTGGTACAACACCTACGGTCTTAGGTGTAACAGCAGGAGCTTCAAACATATACCAACAAGAAACAGGAACGGATGATGTAAGT